TCCTATTAAAACATATCCAGGTGAGGACACACTAACATCTGTTTCAAATTGAGTCGAGTCAGCAACCACAATTGTTGTCGTTGAATCATCCGGTAGGGTTGTAGATAAAGTTGACGTAGCTGCAATAGAAACTGAGCCGCCCCATTGTCCTGTTCCAAATCCATGACCCGCGGCTTGTTGAACCGGACCCACAGGATAATATACTTGAATTCTTATTCCTCCAGATGTAGTAGCTCCTGAGCCGCCTTCAGCAGCCGTCATGGTAATGGTAAAAGTTGTACTGGTTGGGACGGTCGTAACCATAAATTTTTTATCATCAAAATCAGCAGCTACATAATTAGAATTTGTGATCGCTGTAAAATTATCAAATAATAGAATGTCACCGGGCTCTAATCCTAAATTGGTAGAAGTGGTAACTGTTACTTCGGTCGATCCATTAGTGGTTGTGAAAGCATTCGTTTCAGTAGTGGTAGATTTAATGGGATGGATATCGTAAAAGACTCCTCCACTATATGCATATAAAATTCGGTTGGTTCCAATGATGGAGTATTTGGTTCCCGCATTATTAATAAGGTGGTGTTGAGCTCGTGCAGCTCCTATTAAAGCATCATCTCCAAGCTGTTCCCATCCTCCTATTTTCTCGGGAGTTCCATAACGAAAGCGAACATTAGCCCCTCCCTGCCATTGGAATTCTCCACCGGTCGGGGTGACTTGTTTGTTAAATCCTGGTAAAAAGCCTATTTTTTGTAGCATAGAAAAACTCGTTCTCCTTTATCTATACTATATCGGCGTTATTATGTAAATTTAATATTTCCCGCCACGGAGGTACGAATAACCTTTGAATTAAAATGCATCACTGAATGTCTTAAATGGGCTGGAAACATGACCATTGTATTAACTTTAGGGACAATAGTTTGCTCACTAACAATATTCCATCGATCCTCTCCATAGACAAAAGTCGTCGTGCCTGGGTTCGGAGCCGATGTTAGATTCTTTTCCTTCAGGATGGCAGGAGGAACCTCTAACCAAAGAACAAAAGATAATGAACAATTCGTATGAATATGGGGAGGATTATATTCCTTCGCTTTCATTCGATTAATCCACATATTAAATAACTCAGACTTGGGATTAAAGTCAGGTTTTAGAGAAAATTTTTTCCAACCCTCTATCCAGGTATTAATATAAACTTGAAATCTCTCAACGATCCAAGGATCTTTTTTAAAATCATAAGTATATTCATGATCAATTTGACCCACTAGATGTTCTTTATGGGATTTTTTTAATTTTTTTCCTGTCTCTAATAATCTTGCACAGTAATCAGGCTCAACCGCCATTTCAGCAAGATAAGGACCAAAGCGATAGAATTTATGCTGAGTAAGAACTCGTGTCATTGTCTTTCCAAAAATTTTTTAAGGAATAAGAATTATATTCTTCATCCGTTAATATCTTTATACTAGTTGTACTTTTTTTAATGCGAGAAGGCAATTTAAACATGCCTTTTAAACTATAGAGCTTTTCCGCTTCTTTCAAAGGATCCTTAGACCTAATGTTATTTAAATTATGGGAAAAAGAAGGTTGGTTAATAAACTCATAAATTCTGTCGAGGGTAGCCTGAGTCTTTTCAACCAAATCCTTATATTCAATAAGTAATAAACACGTTTTAAATTCAGAACTCCACGTTCGTTTTAAATGAATAAAAGAGGTCTCAAAGACATTCCCTTGTAAGAATGATGGATGCCACTCCTTTTTATTTTTTAAATGTAGCGATTTATAAGATGCTATAATTTCTTCTATCTTACGAACACAACAAATAATTTTAGGATTTTTGCCAAAGATTTCCCTATACATTTTAATGTTCTGTAATGCTTGCCACGCTCTTCTTTTATCAAGAACAATAGGTTTATCGGTGAGTTCTGAAAAATAATTTTGAGAGACCTTTTGAAGAAAAGGAATCTTCATATTTTTCATTTTGGTCCCCAGAAAATCCTCAGCATAACGTTCCTCATTCCATATGGAATAATCACGCCATAGAATTTCTACAAAAGAAGAGGTATGAGACACATAAAGATTTGGATTTTGATTTAATAAAGCGCCTAATAAAGTGGAACCACTTCGTGGTAGTCCAGCAAGAAAAAATAATTGTTTCATAACTTTCTAACTAAATATACCTTTAATTAATAGATTGTTCAACCTATTAAAGCTTACTTAAATAAATTTTAGAAAAAGGAATAATTAATAAGAGACCCAGGCTTGGGTATCTTCATCCCACTTATAGGGTCCTGCAGGTTTAGGTGTAGGTGCTTCCCATTGGCAGGTAGTTTCATTTAAAGTCCAACTATCAAACTCTTTTACGGGAATAAAGGCATCTCTAGTTTCGTCATAAGTATGACCTATTCCAGCATAATTTTTTCTTGTTCCATCTTGAAACGTTTGTTTCCAAACATCTCCTGTCTTATGAAGGTTTTTTAAAAAATTTATTCCAACCTCTTCTGTAGGGCATTCATTATCATGGAGTGAATGAACTGATTCTACTTTATTATCTCCATCTAATTTCGCAAAAAATGCCATTAGGTTGTATAACTCCCGTCGCCTGTAAATTTTAAAACTGTATCGGTTCCATCGGTAGATTCATTGGGTGAACCTGTGACTGTGCCTGAAAAATTAGCAGTCGGCATCCTTAAAATAACAATTCCTTTACCACCGTCTCCGCCTGGATCACCTGAGTGTCCTTCATGGCCTCCTCCGCCACCACCTCCGCCGGTGTTTGCAACTCCCGGATTAGGGGTCCCTGTGGTTTGGCCATCTCCGCCGCTACTTCCGGCATTGCCTCCTTCACCAGGAGTTCCGCTTCCTCTTACTCCGCCACCGCCTCCGCCGCCATAATCGACAGCAGATCCTGTGATTGAAATAGAAAGTGCCGATCCTCCTTGTCCACCAGTCGAACCGCCTCCTTGACCTCCAACGCTAACTGCTCCGCCACCTCCAGTTCCTGCATGAGGGGATGCTCCACTTGTGGAACTACCTCCAGCGTATCCTTCATTTGTTGTTCCAGAAGCTCCTGCCGTTGAAGTAAAACCACCTCCACCACCTGAACCTCCGGCTCCGCCATTAGAATTGTGCTGACCATATCCTCCGCCAGTACAGCTAACATCTTCGCCCCATGTTGCGTTGGTAATAGAAGCAGCGCTTCCTGTGGTTCCTGCTTGACTTCCTTGTCCGCCTGGACCACCTCCACCAACTGCAATAGTTAATGCTATTCCAGCCTCAACCGTTTTAACGGATTCAGCTGCAGCGCCACCTCCAGATGTTGTACCATAAGAACTTCTTAGACCGCCAGCGCCACCTGCGCCGCCGCCCATTGCGGCTCCGCCGCCGCCACCTGCCACACATATATATGACATTTCATAAGGGGCTGCTCCGCCACCTGATCCAAATCCTAAAACTTGATATCCAAAAGACATATTCTATTTCTCCTATGCGTCGTTAGCAGCGTCTGTTGTATAGAATATTTTTATTCCCACTAATCTTAAATCACCAGTATTAGTGTCTGTACCAGTATCGCGTACTAATCTAAAAATTGTATTTGTATCAGCTGCTGCACTTGCAATAGTAACTGCTCCACTTACAGCATTAACCATTAAATCATCTTGAGTTCCGCTTGCTGCTAGTGCTGTATTAGCCACTGCAGTTCCAAAAGCTAAATCGTAATCTACGTTATTAGCTACTGAACATCCTGCAAGGGTAAAACCACCGGTGCCTGTATTTGTTGAAGATGCAGACCAAAAAGTTTGAAAAGTTACTGTGCCTTCATCCCATGATTTAGGCATACATACATTAAACTGTACTGCTTCTGCTGTAGTAGTATCAAAAGCCATAGCTTTTAATTCAGGGTTTCCAGCTGTAAGCACTGTTTGAGCAAGTTCAGCTCCATTAGTTGTTTCTGGATACATTGCTACTGCGGGTACGTACATAGTTTCTAAGCCTGCAATTTTAACTGCTGCTGTTGCATCTGCTTGATCAGTAGCTTGAACTTCTCCTGTACCATTAGGTGTAAGAGTAATATTTCCGTTAGCCGCATCCGTTATAGTTATGGTTCCTGAACTTGAACCTTCATTTGTTGATAAAATTAAATCGTGAGCACCCTTGGAAGTAACAGTCGCATTTGCTGCAGATGTTCCTACAGTAATGACTCCTGTTCCTGCGGGTCTTAATTGAAGATTAACATTTGATTCTCCATTTGCTGCAATAATTGGGCCTGCAGTTCCTGTTGCAGCATTCGTGACTTTAACTTCATTAACAGCTGAGGCTACAACCCCAAAGGTTACTAATTCATTTCCACTATTATCTGCAATGTACTGACCATCGGTAAAACTAATAGCCACATCTTTCGAGGCATCAATAATATCTGTACCATTGTGATAACAGAAAGTTGTTACTGGTGCACTTGATTTGTTTTGTGGAAGTGCTCGTAAAGTAATTCCAGTAGCTCCTGTGACCTTAAAAGTTAAACTAAATGCTGAACCGCTTCTGTTTGTTTTATCAACAATAATATATCCTTTTTCGATATTTGCTGCAGGTGAACCTGCTTGAGCTGGAATATCTAATACTCTATTGCCTGCTAATGTTCCTGTTAATTCTAAAATATAATTTCTGCCGTTTGATTCTGAACCACTTGTCATTGCAAGTGTGACGTCGGCAGCCGCCATATCAATGGATATATAACCCCATGTTTCTGCGATTAAATCTAAATTTGTATTAGTTTTGGTACCCCATGTACCGGCATTTTCGCCAGTTGCCTGAAGTTCTATTCCTAAATTATTATATGTTGAAGCCATTTATAAATTTTCTCCTACGGTGTTGTCACATCTGTATACGTAATATTTGATCCAGTTGCAACATTACTATAAGTTTTATTTGAACCAGTGTCAATATCGGCATATGCAAAAATTCCACCTCCACTCGAGGTCGTCATATCCGCGACGCTTGCTGTTGCAGAAACTCCCGTTAATCCCATCGTCATTTCAGTAGGACTAATTGATCCTACACTGCCTGTAACCGACACTCCTGTCAAGCCTACAGCCATTTCAGTAGGACTAATTGATCCTACACTGGCTGTAGCAGAAACACCAGTAATATCTATTAATTCAACACTAGTAATTGTAAGGCTTCCGATAGAAGTTGTAGCAGAAACCCCACTTGGGAAATCAATCCAGGCAAAACCAAATGATCCAACTGAAGCAGTTGCTGATTGGCCGGATAATCCTTGAGTATGATCGGCCCCATTATTAATGGATATAGAACCTAAAGAAACAGTTGAACTTACACCGGTTGGTGTTTGAGTACTTGATCTAGTTTCAGTAACGGTTCCTAAGGAAACAGTTGCTGAGACTCCAGTAGGAAGTTCACTAATTGCATAATCAATGGTATAAGTGCCCCATGCACCATGACCCCAAAGATTATTACCCCACGTATTTATTCCACTGAGTGCAGTAGCTTCAACACCAGTTGGTGTGATAGTGACTGTGTCATCACCCCAGCTATTATCACCCCACCTATCTCTACCCCAACCAACATTAACTTCGCCGATCGCGGTTCCTAAAGAAAGAGTTAAACCAAAACCTGTAACTGAAAGACTTAAACCTGATTCGCCCCAGTTTTCTGTACCCCAAGTATCAGAACCCCAACCTGCTTCATTGTAAGCTGTAACACTTCCAATACTCGCAGTTGCGGCTTGACCACTAGGTTCTTGAGTAACGGTATCAGATTGCCAAGAATTGTAGCCCCAGGTTGTGCCGGCTTTATTCCAAGTATTAGCCATAAGGAGGTTCTCCTTATGCTATTCTTAGTATAGCGTCCGAAGCGTCAGCTGTTGGGAATTGAATTGTAAAAGTTCCGCTTGAAACTGTCTTATCTCCACCAAAAGCAATGGCAGCTACAGCATCAGTTGTTCCTGTGCCTGTACCCGTTGTCGTGTTATAAATTAAACACCCATTCGCGGTAAACGAAGCACTGGTCCATGAAACGTCAGAAAAATCACAAAATGCAGTCGTTCCACTAGACGTTGGAGTGACGCTAGTTAGCGCTTCTCCTCCGGCCGTGTAAGCAGTTCCAGATGTATTTGTAATTTCATTAGTAGCGGAATAATCAGTTGTACCTGCTCCTAAAGTCACTGAACTTGTATACAAAGCAATTTTGAATGTGTCGCCAGTCGAAGCTGTGAAATCCATTTGACCTTTAAGGATTAAAACTTTGAATGATGTACACACTGCTGATGTTATTGCCATAATTTACTCCTTGTTATTGAGGCGGAGACTCGATTGGTATACGAACTGTGCCGTCCGTATAATCGTCTCTTCGTCTTCTTCCAATTTGCATTGCTGCAAATTTCTCTAGTTCCTGTTTATACTTGTTTTCATATAGTGTCAACATCTCCATGGGACCTTTTAAAAATCCATAGGCTTCTACTAAACAAGCAAATAAGAGCCCTTGCGGGAAGTTTAAACTAATAAAATTGGTATTCTCTCCCTCTAAGGTAGTCTGCATCACATTAAAATGAATTTGAAAAGCATACGTGGCATCAGGAACAGGCGCCACCATAAATTTGCCTGAAGTCGTATCACTTAATCCAGTAGCTCCTCCAAATTGAGCATAATATTTAGGGCTTCCTGTTGCAGTATTAGCTGGAATATACTCATTTAAAAAAGTTTGATCTCTTCTTAAAAGAAATGTGTTAGCTCCCGTAATCGTTCCATCCGTTGCCGTATAAACTTGAATACTACGTATAAATAGACATCCTGCAGGGCAATTGTATGTCTGTTGTCCTACAATTAAAGATGCACTTTGTTGTTTACGATCTGCATCGATAGGCACATCGTACATAATTCTTTGTTGCGCATTTAAAATAAGATTTTCTAATATAGCATCAGTAAAAACCGTAGCACTAACTTCGGTATAGTTCTTAATCATTGTTTTTAATGTTGATGCGGTTATTCCTGACATTATGCTCTAGTGTTGACGGGTCCTGCGAACCCCTCAAATCCTCCTCCTGCTTGTGCTATTGTTGCTGCACTTACTAATGGAAATGTATAACTATTATCATCAACTTTAGTAATTGAATAAGTTCCTGCTACGCTGTCACCAGCTGAATGGGCCGATGCGGTAGTTGTTAATGGAGTTAAATTATATGTGGGTGCTCCTGTTCCTCGTGTTAATCCTGTTAAATCATTTCCAGATTTTCCAGTATACTCAATTGTTTCATTATCATTATTTGCTTCGTCTATGACAATATATCCTGCTGTAGGAAAATTGGATGCATCAGTCAATGTTAAAGTAGTAGCACTGTCTGTAATATCAGCGGCTAAAGTAGTTTCCATCATAAAAACTGAAGCTTCCACATCTCCAACAGGTTTAATAATATTTCTAAATCTTACCGCATCTCCTGTTGATCGTCCATGATCATTTTGAGTTACCGTAACTGTTGCGCCCACGCTTGTGGTAAAGGGATTATTGGGTAATATTGTAGGTGTATAAAATTCTGTTCTAGCTGGCCTAGGATGTTCCAAAGCTTGGGGATCTGCTCCTTTGGGTTTAGGAAATAATTGAGGTTGTTTAGATTCATATTCTGAAATATGAACCCACATACCAGTCCATTCTCTTACCATTTCTCTATAGGGAAAGGACAGACCGGAACGATCTGAAACCATTAGTGAATATTTACCTTTTGAAAAAATTGCCATTATGTTATCGCTGGGTAATATGCCTTAGGAGTTATATATGTACTAGATGGCGACCCATCCTCCGTTAACGCCCTAGCTAACTCATCTTCATAAAATAATTTTAATTCTTGTGCTCTTTGTGGTGCAAATTTTTGACTTAAATAAAAAGCTAAACCTGCTGTCATACAAGGAGCAAATCGATAGGGAACATTGGTTGCATTAGTAAAGGCCCCTACATCTTCAATTCGTTTTTCAAAATAAATGTGTAAAAAATTACTGGCTGCTGTTGAATTTGGTGTTGGATAAAGAGTTAAAGTAACTTTATCAATAAATCTTTGAATCCAAAATTGAGAGGGTGTTGATTTTGTTAATTTATTAGAGGTTCCTGCATAATCAGATCTATCAATTTTTTCTAATGTTGTGTCGGCCTGAGTTGTTTCACCTTTATTAGTTCGGTAAGCACACTGAGTAATATCAGACAATCCATAAGTGCTGGCTCCTGTAGTTCCACCGACAGTCGTTGCACTTGTTCCATCTCCTGTGGCTCTATAAAAAATGTATTCTGCTTGGCCTTCAACTAAATCAACATTGGTATCACCTACTTCCCAATAGTGAAGTCCACGATTTCCCCATTCTTGAAATATAAGATTTAATGATCTTTTAGCTGAACGTAATTGATTTCCTGCTGCGCCTACGAATCCGATACGTTCATAAGCATCGGTTATGATATCGTCTATATAGTATGTTTTGTCAAAAACAACTGTTCCCGATGTGGTATTTGCCATTTAGACTCCTACCCGTAAAATACGGTTACATGCGTTACTAATACGTTTGTTACTTTTAAACTCGTATCAACTCTAATTCCAGTTCCTGGAAGATTTACAGATCCAAAAACAGGTGCTTTATGACTTGTTGTATCTGTAGCCGGTGTATCAACCACCCAGACTGATGATGAATCATCCTTAAAAGTTATTGTTCCTGCCGCTACATTTGTAGGAACAGTAAAGGTACATCCTAAAACTCTTGCAGGACCATTGAACACAGTATGTGTATCAGCTGTAGTAATATTGTATGTTTTTATATCCACTGGATATGTACTCATAATTTTCTCCTTAGTCGTGAGCTCCCGAAGGAGCTCACATTATTTTATTTATTACGCTGCCCAGGCAAATGTGCCAGTTACAGCTAATGGATCACGTGCAAGATCGTATGCAAAGTGCCATGTTCCAGTTGTAATACAAGTAAAATACAAATAACAACCAATAGTTAATATATTAGTTGTTGCAGCCGCAGGTGTAAACGTGAGTTTCGTTTCACTTGCATCTGAAGTATCTATTGTCATGAGAGCTGCAGCGGTACTTGCAACTTTTGAACCTGTTGCGAATACATCGCTTCCAGCACAATCAAATACAAGAGCAGCTGTTCCGCCACTAGTTGTATCCTTTGATTGAGCATGAACTACAATATCTCCCTGTGTTGCCGCGGGTAAAGTTACCGTTTGTGCAGCCCCACCTGTAAAGTCATTGATTGTGATTACATTTTTAGTATAAGTCAACGAAGAACTCGTTGAAACCACCGTCGCAGTTAAACTAGTGAAATCTGGTTTTAGTCCCAGAGTTCTTGTAGTTATAACTCCTGTGCCAGTAGCTTTATTGATCTGGGCAAATCCTTTTTCGGATCGTACCGGACCATTAAACGTCGTGTTTGCCATGATTATAATCCTCCTAATTTATATGATGTAGTCTTTAGGCCGTCGACTATACTCGTCTACATCAAATTAATAATTGTATAGTAATTAATCTATAACGTAGATTTACGCTTAGCGCAAGGTATCCTGTAGTAAAAAGTTGATTTTTGATAGCGCTTAAGTGGCTATCGAAACTTCGGCCTTGGCTTCGGCTATTTTAGTCTGAAGTGTTTGTTCTTCAAACTCTTTGGCAATAATCTGTTTAACAATTTCCTGAATTTTTTTATCAATATATCCCATATGCAAAGTATATCTACCTTCCTTCAGGTGCTCCTGTTGCCACTCTAGTTCCAAGGACCGTTTCGTAGTGTATAGGTCTTCGGTCATTGATAACCTCCTCATAAGTTATCCATTTACCTCTTTTAGAAGTAAATCCATCTTTCTCCAGTTTTACCTCATTTTTTCCTAGTTTGTCAAGGATTGCTTTTTCTATATCTATAGCTGTATCGTTACATCTGACATTAAAATCAGCATAATAGCCATGATAGCGAATCTGTACTCTGAAGTTTTTCATAGTGAATTTCTTACTTTATAGTCGAAATGAGGCGACTTTGTGGCCGCCTCATCTCTAATTTGATTACGTACCTTCTACGCCAAATATACCTCTAGGATCGGATACTCCAAACGAGTATCTTTCTCTAGCTTTATATCTAACATTTCCAGTGTCGAAGTCACCTTCCATTGCGGTATTTAATGGAGCTCTAACAAACATTTTCATGCCGTTAGGAACGTCAGTGATAAGATACCAAGAATCAGCATCAGTTAGGTAATTGTTCACTCTGTATCCTTGAGGAATCATTCCCATACTGTTTACTGCATTGATGTCATTATCAGCTGTTCCAGTTCTACCTTGAGATTTTGTTAATCTCTCTGCATTGAATTGGTTTTCTGGTGGAATAATCATTTTAACACCTTTAGCCGCGATTAAAAGTCCACGTTCG